TCAAAGAATCGTCTATTCATGGAGTACAAATAAAAAAGACTTTCAAGGAAGACAAAAGTTTGGACTGACTGACAGTCATGACTATTATAGTTTCTGTTCAAGAAAGATTCGTGACTTACTAAAAGTTTTTCCATGTCCTCGTATTGGGATCGACTCCCAAGGAGGAGGATATACGATTGCAGAATCCTTAAGGGACTTAGACAAGTTACGAGAGGGAGAAAGACCAATATATGAAATAATTGAAGAGGGAAAGTCTAAAGATACAGATGACCTAGCTGGAGACCATATTTTAGAGCTTATTAATTTTGCCAGTGCCACTTGGACAGCTCAAGCTAATCATGGACTACGCAAAGATCTAGAAGATAAGGTTTTGCTGTTTCCGAGGTTTGACACCCTAACATTGAGTCTTATGACAGAGAAAGATAAAATATTTTTTAATGAAATCAAACAAAAAACTGGAGAAACAGATGCCCTGCGACTCTATGATACCCTAGAGGATGCGGTTATGGAGATTGAAGAACTTAAGGATGAGTTGTCAAACATTGTGATAAGCTCAACCCCTTCGGGGCGTGAAAGGTGGGACACTCCAGAAGTAAAACTGGCCACAGGAAAGAAGGGGAGAATGAGAAAGGACAGGTATAGCGCTTTAGTTATTGCAAACATGATAGCTAGAACAATATATAGGGAGCTTCCTCCACCCACCTATCAGTCTATAGGGAGAATTGCGGGACAAACAGGAAAAGGAAACGACAATAAGGAAATGTATATGGGGCCCGAGTGGGCCAAGGGCATCAATGATAATACGTGTTTTGCAATACGCAGAAAACATTAACCATTGGTGTAAGGATAATAGGTATTGTTCTGGAGTTTAATACTCACTGGAGAAAATAGTGGCAAAGAGAAAATACCCTCGCAGCAAAGATATAGCGTTCCCAGAAGGGAGCGCTTATGTAAGCTGGGATTCCGGAGATCCCAAAGACCTAAGCCGAGCCCTTGCAGCCTATAGCGAGGCGGTTCCAGAATTTAGCTCTGCAAGCCTAGGTTCTCGCACGAGAGATTTTTCTGATTTAACCACCAAGTTAAGCGGACGCCCCGGTCTGGGACAAGCTGACTTTGATTGGTTCCGTCCGGGAAATGCGGTCCCGCAAAAGCCAAAGGACATTATTGCCTTTGCTCGTGCCGCGTATCGTAGAATTGGTCTTATTCGTAATGCCATAGATCTTATGGGTGATTTTGCTTGCCAAGGCATTCGCTTAGTGCATCAAAATCCTAGGATAGAAAAGTTTTATAACGATTGGTTTAATCGTGTTAAAGGAAAATTTGTATCAGAAAGGGTCTGCAATCTTTTATTCAGAGAAGCCAATGTTCCAATAAGAATGAAGACTGCCAAGCTCAGTAAACAAAAACGACTTGAAATGCAAAAGTCTATTGCGTCGCCAGACATGCAGGCCATTATTAACAATAAAGACTTCCAAAAAGGAGAACTTCCTTGGCAGTATATTTTTCTTGATCCCCTTTTGATAGATGTCGTAGGGGGCTCTCTCTCAAATATGATTGGGACAAAGCTCTACAAAATGAAGCTCCCCAACGGAGTGAGAAGAGAGTTAAGAAAGATACAAAATAGCGGAAATACACTAGAAAGATCTCTATTGTCTCAGATTCCTGACGAGATTCTGAGTTCAGCAGAAACCCAAAAGGGAGTTTTGCTTCCTCCTGACAAAACATTCTTTTTGCATTACAAAAAGGACGATTGGCAAGAATGGGCTGACCCCATGACCTATGCCTGCTTCAAGGATCTTCTTTTATACGAGAAGCTTAAGCTAGCTGATCAGGCCGCCCTAGACGGAGCTATATCTAAAATTCGAGTTTGGAAACTGGGAAGCTTGGAGCACAAATTGGCCCCCACCTCTACAGCCGCAGCAGCTTTGGGTGAAATATTAGGAACCAATGTGGGAGGGGGCACCATTGATATAGTGTGGGGCCCAGATATTGAGTTGGTAGAAACTGGGACAGACGTGCAAAGGTTTTTAGGGGAAGAGAAGTACAAGCCTACCCTAATGGCTATATATGCTTGTCTTGGGATTCCTCCCACTCTTACGGGAACATTTGGCGCTGCCGGAACGACAAATAATTTTATATCGCTCAAAACCCTTACTGAGAGACTAAATTATGTAAGAAACATTCTGGTGGATTTTTGGTCCCAACAAACCAAAATTGTCCAAGAAGCAATGGGATTCCGTTTCTGCCCCAAGGTAGAGTTCGACTTTATGTACTTAGATGACCCAGCCGCCATGACCCAGCTAATGATAAACTTGGCAGATCGAAACATTATCAGCGATGAGCTTGTTCAGAGAAATATTAAAGCCCAGCCAGATATCGAAAGAAAGAGACTTGCTAACGAAAGAAAGAGAAGGGATGGTCGATCTATGTCTGAAAAGATTAGTCCTTATCATGCCGTAGACAAAGAGTTCTCCTTAGAAAAGGTTGCTCTCCAAACGGGGGTTGTTTCTCCGAGTCAGGTTGGCTTGAAGCTTGAAGATAAAGATGGGGACAAGTCAGCCTTAGAGATGCGCCAAAAGAAAGAATCTCCGCAGAATAAGCAACGAGAGCTTCCTCCCGATCAAGATGTAGACACAAAAGAGAAGCCCGGACGCCCTAAGAATTCACGGGACATGACCCCAAGAGAAAAAAGAACCTTTAAGCCTAGAAGAAGAGCCTCTCTGGAACTATGGGCTAAGGAAGCTCAGGAAAAGATATCCGAACTTATTAATCCGGCAATTTTAGCTCAGTTTGATAAGAAGAACATGAGAAGTCTCACATCAGAAGAATCAGCGGAAGCTGAGAGAATAAAATTTGAAATACTTTGTAGTCTTGATTCAGAGGATGAGATTGGCGATACCTCTATTGCTGCCGCTGTTAACTCCGCCTCGATACCTCCGGACGCCCACAATGAGTGTGAAATTTGGATTTCTGAGGCCGCTAGCGAGATAGGGCGACGACTTACGGTAGAAGAGATTAGAAACCTAAGAGCTTCGTTTTATGTTTATTATCAAGAGAATTATCTATAAGCCAATGTTTGGTGTAATGTATTCCGAAAGGTGATGCATGAATAATATTACTGTTTTTAATTCTGAAAAAGAAGCTGGCCTTGAAAAACAAATCAAGGGACAGACTTCTTTAGCTTATGTATCACAGCTATGTCCCGCCTATCCGGAAACAAAAAATCCGGAATTAAACCAAATTATTTCGTCTGCTCACCAAAAAACATCTTATAAGGATGTTATGGAGACCATTCGAGCCCAAGCTGGCCATCAGGACACTGATGTTTATCAGACCTTTTCAATTTTAGTCAGCACTGCTTGGAACAAAAATGATGATGTTTTTAATAGTCAAGAGGTGTGGGCAGCTAGAGAAACACCTAAATATAAGCCCGCCAACTTAGAACACGATGAAAAACAAATAGTTGGAGGGATTATAGGTAGCTGGCCGGTAGACGCTAACTTTAGTCTTGTTGACGATAGTGTTAGTGCAAACGACTTACCGGGCCTTTACCATCTGTTAGTTTCTTCTGTTATTTATAGACAATGGCAAGATCCCGAATATCAGGCTAGAGCAGAAGATCTTATAGCGAAAATAGAAAACGGGGAAATGTTTGTGTCGATGGAATGTGTCTTTCGAGGCTTTGATTATGCTGTTGTAACCCCAAGCAACGAAAATCATATCATCGCCAGAAACGAAGAGACATCCTTTCTCACAAAGCATTTGCGATCCTATGGAGGCAATGGAGATTATCAAGATCATAAAGTCGGAAGACTGCTTAGGAATATAACATTTTCCGGAAAGGGCTTTGTCGAGAGGCCCGCAAATCCGGACAGCATTATATTTGATAGCAACCATATCTTTAATTTCTCAAACGCCTCTGTTGCGAAAAACTTGTTTTCTGACACCGATGGTGTATTTGTTAGCGTAGAAGAAGAATTATTTTCCAGCAAAGAAAAACAGGAGAATTTAAATATGTCTACTGATATTTTGAACAGTCAGATCGCGGAGCTTAAACAAGCTCTTGCTGACGTTCAGGCTGAAAATAAGGAGCTTACTGAAAAGCTTTCCAAGGCAAACGTTGCAGGTTGGGACAAACAGATCTCGGAGCTTACCGAAACGGTAGACGCTTTGGGTGAGGCCCTTCGTAATGTCAATGAAGACTTGGAAACAGAAGCTTCTAAATCAGAGGAGCTGGAAGCAAAGCTTACAGCGGAGACTGAAGCCAGAACGAAGGCAGAAGACCTGATTCAATCCATGGAACAAGAAAAAGCCAAGGCCGAAAGAATGGCTGCGCTTATTGAAGTTGGCCTTTCTGAAGAAGAGGCTGCTGCAAAGATCGACATTTTTGACGGTTTGAGCGATGAGCAATTTGCGGCAATGGCGGAAACCTTGAAGTCCGCTTACAAGCGTAAGGCTGCTGACGACGAAGACGAAGATGAAGGCAACCCCTTCAAAAAGAAGAAGAAAGATAGCAAGGCCGAAGTTAATACGGATGCCGAGCAATCTGACTCAGAAGATCACGAAGAGGCTTCTGAAATTGACGAAGAGGTGCTTGAAACAGCTTCTGCCGAGGAAACAATTGACATGTCAGTTGCTTCCGAAGAGGTAGAGGATGGGTCAGATCATGTTCGTGCCAATCTTCGTGAGTGGGTTAATACTTACGTTCTTAATCAAGAATTAGGAGAATAAAACAAAATGGCACTTAAACCAGATAGAAATGAACACCTCACAGATCTTAGTTTCTTCATGAATGAGACTGGTGAAAGAGGTAAAATTGTATTTTATGACACGGCACAGGCGGGCTCTGGCTCTGCAATGGATTCCTCTAATCAGAGGGTTGTCAATGGCACGGGCGCCCCGGCACTGGCAGCGTCGTATCTAAATCGAGCGGCTGGCATCTTACTCAATGATGTCGTAAACCTAGACCTTACTCGACAGCACCTTAATTTCCAGAAGGACGAAGTCCAACTGGGAAGTAAAGTCCTGCTGTTGAAGCGTGGTTTTGTTGTTACCAACGCCATTTCCGGAACTCCAACGGCGTCAGACATTGGCCTCCCGCTTTATGTCACTGGCGATGGATTTTTGGGAGCCCATGCTGTTGGTAACGGTGGACCAAGAGTTGGTCGTTTGCTGTCCATTAAAGATGAAGATGGATACGCTAAGGTCGATATCGACGTTACTTGGTAATTAATTAATAAAACTTAGGAGATAAGCAAAATGGCTAACAAAAAGTTTTTTGAGCCAACTCCCGAAATGAACGAACTGCTCGTAAGAGCTGGATCGCTTCAAAGGGAGGAGTCTCTCTCCGCGACAGCCGAGCTTGCAAAAGCCCTTGAGCTGCCACTCCGCAAAGGGGTTATGAGCGGAAATATTCTAGACGGTATCTTTGAAGCCATCCGTCTTGAATCGGGTAGTACCAGCGAATTCCCTTTGGATTTCCTTGCTCCCGGAACTGAGAAAGATTTCGTAGCATATACTATTCCTAACCACGGACGCATTCCAGAGAGACACGTTGAAGGCGACTATGTCATGGTTCCTACCTATGACGTTGGTGCTTCTATAGACTGGCTCTTGAAGTATGCTCGTGACGCTAGATGGGATATCGTGGGTCGCGCTATGGGTGTTATGGAAAGTCAGTTCGTCAAGAAGGCGAACGATGACGGCTGGCACACAATTATAAGTGCTGGCGTTGATCGTAATATTATGGTTTACGACGCCGACGCCGCTTCTGGCGTTTTCTCAAAGCGACTTGTTTCATTAATGAAGACAGTTATGCGTCGAAACGGTGGGGGCAACAGCACCTCCATCAATCGGGGTGAACTGACAGATCTGTACTTGAGTCCAGAAGGAATCGAAGACATCCGCAATTGGGGTGTTGATGAGGTTGATCCCGTCACCCGACGTGAACTCATCACCCAAGAGGGTGGCCTCCTTATTCGAATTTTCCAAGTTAATCTCCATGATTTGGATGAGCTTGGTGAAGGTCAAGAGTACGAGAACTTCTATACGAGCGACCTAAGCGGTAGTTTGCCTGCTGGCGATAACGAAATTCTCGTCGGTTTAGATCTTCGCATGGGCGACAGCTTTGTACACCCGATTCGTGAAGACGTTCAGATTTTTGAGGACGACACCATGCATCGACAGAGACGCGCAGGTCTTTATGGATGGGCTGAGCACGGTTTTGCCGTTCTAGACAACAGACGAGTGCTTCTTGGTTCATTCTAAGATTACTTTTCTGTGATTTAAAAAAATTAAGCCGTCTTTAGTGATCCTTAATACGTGGTATTGCTAAAGGCGGTTTTTTTCAATATAGTAGACCGAAAGGACGAGATAATGACAAAAAAGATTATGCTTATTTTCGCGTCTTTGCTGATTGCCTTTTCTTTACAGGCAAGAGCAGACGAAGAACTCTACAATAAGCTTCAAGATATATCTGTTACCGTAAAGTCAGGATTTAGCGAGGGCTCTGGCGTAATTATAACTAGAGACGTGAGGGTCGGCCCGAACAAGACAGAAAAAATTAATTTCGTTTGGACTGCCGGGCACGTTATTGACAACCTTAGATCTGTAAGAACCATTATCCAAGATGGGCAGCAAGTAAGGGTAGTTGAGTTTAAAGACGCCCAAATTGTTAAAGAACTGGTGGAGAACGGTCGTCGGGTAGGAGAACTAAAAATGGACGCTAAGGTTCTAAAGTATAGTTCTGCTAGCGACGGAGAAGACCTTGCCCTTCTTATGGTTAGGAAAAGAGATTTTATCCAGCAAAATGCAGACTTTTATAACCCAGATTCGCCGGTTGCCATTGGGACAGAGCTTTACCACGTTGGCTCTCTCTTGGGACAGCAAGGTTCCAATTCCATGACACGGGGCATTATATCTCAAGTAGGTAGGGTACTGAACTTGGGTAACGGAGACGGTGTTGTTTTTGATCAAACCACAGTGACGGCATTTCCGGGTAGCTCCGGAGGGGGCGTTTTCCTCTCAGAAAGATCTAAAGACCATAGGGGAGAGTACGTTGGGATGCTTGTGCGAGGGGCAGGAGAAACGTTTAACCTAATTGTGCCGGTCCGAAGAATGAGGGAGTGGGCTGAAAAGGGCGATATTTCTTGGGCTATTGATACAAATGTTGAAGTGCCAACCCTAGAAGATATTCTCAGCCTTCAAATAGAAGGGGGCAGTTCCAATAAAAAAGATGGAGAAGAGAAAGCTCTTTCTCCAGACGCCATTACTTTCCCAACTTTGATTGGAGGCAAAAAAGAGGCACTGCCAAAGGCTTCCGAATAATTACAGGAGAAAAAGATGTCTGCAATGTCACACTATTTGGAGTCCGGAATAATAGGGCACCTCTTTAAGGAGATTACCTTTTCCTCTCCTACGGGTATATATATAGGTTTAGTTGGAAACTATAGCTCAGGATCTCTTGAGAGCGGTAGCTTTAGTCAGGAGCTTAGTGGGGGTTCTTACGCTAGGGTTTCTGGAGGTCCCGGAACTGCTTTCTGGGCACCCCCCGCCACCACTGGCCAGACGAATAATTTTCAAGAGTTTGCATTTCCTACGGCTACTTCTGACTGGGGATACGTTTCTGGGGTATTTATTGCTGATGCAGAAGGCGCTGAGGCGAACATATTGATTTATGGACAGCTTACAACAGCAAAAAATGTCACTACCGGAGATACCTTTTCTTTTGCTAGCGGAGACCTCGATATATTCTTTAAATAAAATTAGAGGGGCCGTTTGACAATGATATTTGTAAGAGACAGGGTAAAGCAAGGAACGACCACAACAGGGGCGGGAACAGTAACTCTTGACAGTTCCTTCGCGGGTTATCAGAATTTTTCTGTTCTGGACAATGGATCTCAAACCTATTACGCTATAGAAGAATCCTCCAATTGGGAAGTTGGCATAGGAACCTATAGTTCAAATACTTTGACTAGGGACACTGTTCTTGCGGGCGCTAGTGGGGATGGCACTCCCATCTATCTTTCTGGAAGCGCTACTATCTTTATAACATACCCTTCCAGCGGAGCCGTTTTTACTAGTGGGAATGTGGTCTCTTTGACTGGAATAAACCTTGGGGTAAGCGGGGTAGCTTTCAATGATGATACAACCCAAGGAACCGCGTTCTCTTATGCTAGTGGCGTCCAGATTGACCTGAATGACAGTCGCATTTCGACTATCGAGACTACCGGCGTTGCGCTGACAGGCTCGGTTTCGGCTCTTGCTGCATCTGGCGTGGGCTACAGCAGCCGCATTTCGACTATCGAAACTACCGGGGTTGCTCTGAGTGGCTCCGCTTCGGCCCTTGCGGCATCTGGGGTGACTTATTACACAGGCATTTACAACACATCGGGGCAGCTAAGAACCGACCTTATTGCCACGGGCAACGCTTTGGAATCTTCGAGCTTTTCCGCATCGAGCGGTGCAAGAGTTGACCTGAATGACAGTCGCATTTCGACTATCGAGACTACCGGCGTTGCGCTGACAGGCTCGGTTTCGGCTCTTGCGGCATCTGGCGTGGGCTACAG